GGTGACGATGTCACCTATCACGAACGGAACGGCATATCGGTCAATGATGCGATAGAATGGGCGTCGCAAGATCCCAGTGCCGTGACCTTGTACCTGTATGACAAGGGTGAAGGAACGACTTAGGACGAAGAGGCAAGAAGTTCGCAGGGGTGCGCGCTTGCGGTCGCTATAAGCTTCCGTTGCACTCGGTTCGTTCGAAGGTTTCGGTTCGAGGGTCGAATACGATCGTGACTTGGCTGCATCCACCGTCGACGATTGAGGGAAGGTCCAGATATTCGGCGAACCAACGGCATTCACCGGCTTTGCCGAAAGTCTCGGCACGTTGCCGATCGTGCGCCGCGAGTTCGGCCATATCGGTATCGGTGCAGGGGCTGCTTTCCGTATTACCGTCGGCGTCGATCTCACCAGCGATTTCGCATCCGACGTCGCCGCCCGAGGAACTGGCGAGCGGCTCCATGGGTAGGACATATACCCCGATAATCTTACGGTCAGGCAGATAGGCGTAGTTGCGCGAATAAGCTCGAAGTGTTTCTGCGCCCTGCGGCAAGCGGACCCGCGTTTCTATCGTATCGATAAGCTTGTCCCTCTCTGACGGGAGCGACACGCAGCCCGCCAGTGATGCCAGGCCGAAAAAGATCGCGATCAGCTTCATATTGACTGGCTAGCAGGTCGAAACGGGTGGGGCAATTTAGGTGCGGTTAGCAGGGGGATGGCAGCGTCCGGGCGCGGCCCCCTCTCCAACTTCGGCTAGGCCCAGATGGGCCAAGTCTTCGTATCCTCTCCCCTGAAGAGGGAGAGGATTTTTTAGCGGAGCATGTTCATGAAATTATTCGGCTGGAAGGCTGCGCGGGAGATTGCGCGGCCGGTTTTGGCGCGGGCGGGGTACGCGGGCGGGATCTCGCGGATCGGGCTGGGCGTGATCGGTGGGGGCGGCGTGGAGATCTGGTCAATGCGGTGGCGCAGCGCGCGGTGCGCGTGGTTGCCGATGCGGTGGCGGGGGTGCCGGTTCGGGTGGTGCAGAGCGCGGCGGATGGCGCGGAACCCCTCACCCAGCTGCGACTAGGCAGCAGAGCTGCCAAGTCTGCGCAACCCTCTCCCACAAGGGGAGAGGGATTGGTGGCGCTCGTGCGGACATCCAGCGGGGGGCAGTCGTTGCTCGAGACGCTCGCGGTGCATCTGATGCTGAATGGCAATGGCTATGTGCAGTTGCTGACCGACGCGGAGGGCGCGGTCGTCGAGCTTTATGCGCTGCGGCCCGATCGGGTGTCGGTCGAGGCTGACGCGCGGGGCTGGCCGGTCGCGTATCTCTATCGGGTCGGGCAATCGGTGACGCGGTTGGAGGCCGAGACGGTGATCGGAGCGCCCCGGATCGTCCATATCCGGCTGACGCATCCGCTCGACGATCATTACGGCCTCGGCAGCCTCGGCGCGGCGGCGGGGGGAATCGCGATCCACAATGCCGCGGCGCACTGGAACAAGGCACTGCTCGACAATGCGGCGCGGCCTTCGGGGGCGCTGGTGTTCGACGCGGGCGACGGCAGCGCATTGAGCGGCGACCAGTTCGCGCGGCTCAAGGCCGAGATGGAGGCGGGGTTCGCCGGGGCGGGCAATGCCGGGCGGCCGATGCTGCTCGAGGGCGGATTGAAGTGGCAGGCGATGAGCCTGACGCCCGCCGACATGGATTTCGTCGAATTGAAGCACCAGGCGGCGCGCGAGATCGCGCTGGCGTTCGGGGTGCCGCCGATGCTGATGGGCCTGCCCGGGGATGCGACCTACGCGAACTATCGCGAGGCGTCAAAAGCGCTGTGGCGGCAGACGGTGCTGCCGCTGGCGGGGAAGATCCTGGGCGCGATCGGGGAGGCGCTGGGGACCGAGCTGTCGGTCGATCTCGACCAGGTGCCCGCGCTCGCCGAGGACCGCGAGCGGCTCTGGGGGCAGGTCGCGGGGGCCGATTTCCTCAGCCGCGCGGAGAAGCGGGCGATGTTGGGGATTTAGGCTGGGCTTGGGGCGAGGTGGCGCGCTGCGCGCCCCTCTCCCACTTCGACTAGGCAGCAAGCTGCCAAGTCTGCGTTGCCCTCTCCCCCTGAAGGGGCGAGGGAAAGTGTGGAGGTGACGATGGATCGGGCGGGGGTGTTGGCGGCTTTGGTCGCGCAGGCCGAGCGGCCGCCGAACAGTGCGGTGAGCGACATATTGACGCTGCGCGCGGTGATCGAGGAGGCGAGCGAGATGGGGGCGCAGCGCGCGCTGAAGCGGATCGGGCTGAGCGATGCCGATGCCGGCGAGGATATCGAGGAACTGCGCGAGCTGCTGGGCGCTTGGCGCGCGGCGAAGAAGAGCGCGGTGAAATCGGCGATCGCGTGGGTGCTGCACGGGCTGTTGGCGCTGTTGCTGGTGGGGCTGGCTGTGCGGTTTGGGCTGGGGGATCTGGTGTGAGGGAGGTGCGTCGGGCAAGCTGCCCCTCCCCCACCGCCTGCGGCGGCGGCCCCCCTCCCCCCGCTTCGCGCGGGGAGGAATTATGAGATTTGCGGGCTATGCGGCGGTGTTCGGGGTGGCCGATCGCGGCGGCGACGTGGTGCGGCCGGGGGCGTTTCGGGCGAGCTTGGCCGCCCTTCGACAGGCTCAGGGTGAGCGGAAAATAGCGGTGCCGCTGCTTTGGCAGCATAGCGGCGATGTACCGGTTGGCGAAGTCGAATATCTCGCCGAGGATGCACGCGGGCTGCGCGTGATTGGACGGCTGGCGGCGACCAACGCGGGGCGCGAGGCAGCGCGGGCGTTGCGTGGCGGGGGAATCGACGGGCTGTCGTTTGGCTATCGGGTGCGCGGCGCGCGTCCGGTCGAGGGGCTGCCAAGCGACGAGAGACGTCCTTCGACAGGCTCAGGACTACGGGAGTTGACCGTGCTCGATCTGGTCGAGGTGAGTTTGGTGAGCGTGCCGATGCAACGATTGGCGCGGGTGCATATATTGGAAAGCGATTGACGTGGGGCACCAAGTCCTCAATCTTTCCCGGACGACAGGGAGGATTGAAATGAAAAGATATTTGATAGCAATCACGGCCATTCCGCTATTGGTCAGCGCGTCGGCGGGCCAGGCGGCGCCCAAAACCTTCGGTTGCGACACTGCAGCGGGACGCTTTTCGGCATTCAAGGAGACAGTGCGGGCCGAAGGCTTGATCCTGCGGGGAACGATTACGCCCAACGAGTTCCGTAAAGACAAGCGATGGGCACCGAGCGGATGGGTTCGCATCGGGGACGACGACACACATGTACGGATCCGTCTTCTTGCCGACGATGGAGCAGCCAAGGAGGCTGATATTTTAGTAAGCACGGTAAGCGACGGAAAAACCCGAGAAGGGACGATAGGATCGGTGAAAATCGGCCAGTCAGTTTCGTTCAGCATTTCGGTTCTGGAAAACTCCGTTCGCGTTGCAGCTGGCGGAAAGTCGACCGAAGTTGCGCTGACTTTGCCAAAAGAGGTCGAACTATCTTTAGCGTGTTCAACGGGCGATTTCGTCTTCGAGGGTGTCGAGTGGTAAATAGCTAGCGAGAGCAGATCCCCAGCGCGCGGGAAAGCGAGAATATGGTGTCAGGCCGTCCTTCGGGGCGGCCTTTTTTGTTGGGTTTTTTGTGAGGAGACTGGGTGATGAGTGAACAGGTGGTGGAGACCAAGGCGGGCGATCCTTTGGTCGAGAGTTTCGATGCGTTCGCGGCGGGCGATGCCGGTGCGGCGATCGAGCGGCCGATGCTCGAGGGCGTCAAGGCTAACGCGCCGGCACGAAGTGCGTTTACCGAGCGCTATTTGCGCAAGGGGATCGATGCGGGGTTCGAGATGAAGGCGCTGACGTCTCTGACCGGCCCCGAGGGCGGCTATGCGGTGCCGCAGGAGATCGATGCGAAGATCGACGCGTTGCTGCGCGACATCTCGCCGATCCGCGCGCTGGCCAATGTCGTCGCGACGGGGACGAGCGGCTATCGCAAGCTCGTCGCGACGGGCGCGATGGCGTCGGGCTGGGTCGCCGAGACTGCGGGGCGCGCCGAGACCGCGACGCCCGATTTCGCCGAGATCGCGCCGCCGATGGGCGAGCTATACGCCAATCCGGCGGCGAGCCAGGCGATGCTCGACGATGCGATGTTCGATGTCGAGGACTGGCTGGCGGGCGAGATCGCGCGCGAATTCGCGGCGGCCGAGGGCGCGGCGTTCGTTGCCGGATCGGGGGTCGACCGGCCGCGCGGGTTCCTGACCTATCCGACCGCCGCCGAGGGCGACGCGACGCGCGCCTTCGGGACGATCGAACACCTTGCAACGGGGGTCGACGGGGACTTTGCCAGCGGGGCCGACGATCTGATCGATCTGGTGCAGTCGCTCCGCGCGCCGTATCGTCAGGGGGCGGCGTTCGTGATGAATGCGGCGAGCCTGGGTGTGATCCGCAAGCTCAAGACTGCCGACGGCGCGTTCGTGTTCCAGCCGAGCCTCGCCGTGGGGCGGCCCGATACACTGCTCGGCTATCGCATCGTCGAGGTCGAGGACATGCCCGATATCGGTTCGGATAGCCTGAGTATCGCGTTCGGCAATTTCCGCAGCGGCTATATCGTCGCCGACCGCGGCGAGACCGCGATTTTGCGCGATCCGTTCACCAACAAGCCGTTCGTGCATTTCTATGCGACCAAGCGCGTCGGCGGCGCGGTGACCAACAGCGAGGCGATCAAGCTGCTCAAGTTCGGGCTGGTGTAAGCGCGCCTTCCCCTCATCCAACTGCGCCTTGGCCCGCCGATGCGGGCGAGGCTTCGTATCCTTCTCCCACAAGGGAGAAGGGCAGGGCCGGGTCGTGCGCTCCCCTCGCACGGCCGGGCCTTTGTTTTCTCCGATCTGGAGGTGAGAGATGAGCGAACTGTTTTTCGCCGGCGGCCCCGGCCCTGGCGCGGGCGGCGAGACGCGCGCGCTCGAGCCGGGCCTGCCGGCGCTGACGCTCGACGAGGCCAAGGAATGGCTGCGTATCACGACGGCGAGCGAGGACGCGACGATCGCCGCTTTGGTTCGCGCTGCGAGCGACATGTGCGAGGCGTTTATCGGCCAGTATCTGATCGAGCGGGCGTGCCGCAGCACAGCACCCGCCGACGGCAAATGGCAG